ACGATAAACCGTCGAGATACCGGTCACAACGTCAAGAATACGCTTCTCGCGGTTGACAGCCACACGTTCACCAACCCGACCACACTCGCTCATGAGCACCCCGGTGCGATCGAAGTAAATCGCTTCGCGGGTGACATTGAGAATCAAACCACGCTTGATGGTCTCAGGGGTGTCGACGTACTCTTCACCGAGAACCGCGTTCGGGTAATCCTGGCCCTCGTTGACCACATCCAGATCGTCGCCCAACCGACCAACGCCAGGGATCCGTTCGCCCGAGAATTGAGTCTGGATAACCTCGACTAATTGATCGCCGATCAGTCCAGGCTGGTTGAATCCGTTCAACGTCGCCGTGTACATGATTTGACCGATGATGTTTGCGAACTGACTGGTGTCAACCAATTCAGCAGACTCCTGGATTTGAAATCCACCGGCAGACGATGGTCGCAGCATGTTAGCTGCTTCGCGCCCATCCGGAACGAACTGCTCAAACAACTGACGCAGCGACCAGCGACCAGCAAGGTCACCCGCGTCTTGTTTTAGCGATTCTTGGAAATCGGTCATGAACCGTTCAGGATTACGATCCCGAACCGCAGCCTCGTACAACCGTCGTAGTTCCTGGTGGCGACGGGTTTTCGCGTCTAAAACCATCTCTTTATTCCCTATCCTAACTGAGAAAACTAGCCGTCGTCCCCACGTTGAGGACTACCAAAAGTTAAACCGATTGATGGGCAGCGAACACATCGCCCTTGAGCGTTTGCTGAGCCGCTGTCCCATTCTTCACGCCCAACGCGCCCGAGATTTCGGTGGCGTTTGCGTAGGTGCGATCGAGCATCTTATAGACGGTCGATCCGTTGATTTTGAAAACGACATCGACCAGAGTCGAAGTCTTTGGAACAATGTCGATTTCGAGAAGCTGATATGCAGCACCACCGGCGACGTTCGCCTGCTTGTTCAGGCTGTTGGTCGCAGTCAACTCGGCAATGGTCTGAGTCGACCCGTCCGAGTAGATCACGTGCCAGTTGACGTTCCCGTCCTTGCAGAAGAAACCAGCACCGCTGAAACTCGACTTTGGACCTCCACCGTTGTCCTGCAGAGCATTTGCAGCAACATTATCCATGAGCCCTACGAATACGTTAGCCGCGTTGGTAGCAGCCTGTGTGAACTGAACCAAAGCGCCAACAGCGATGGCCTTGCCAGCCGCGATCTTGAAAATCTCCTTGGTCGCGATGTAAGCCTCATCGTTGTCGACAACAGTTCCGTCCGATGGCGACAGAGTGACCACGCCACCGACTTCATCACCGACAGCCGCAGTACCGGAGTCGGTCAGCGTCGAAGTCCATCGAGCCGAATTCAGCCCTTCGAAATGATCGATGAAACCGAAAGTCTTGGCGTACTTGCTAGCCGCTTCAGGTAGTAACAAACCCTTCATGATTCAATCCTCTTATTAGGTTGAGTAACCGTAAAAAAACAACGAGCCAAAAGCGACTAGCTAATTGCTCTTCGAAAATCCTCTGCTGATTTGGGATATTCAACCGCAGTCGATTCTTGCATGACCGAACCGGTGCGAACCGGACGCTTCCCAACAGGAGCCGTCGTGACACCCTTCCAGGTCTTTGCCAAATCAGGTCGCTCCGATTCCTGCAGAGCCATGAGTGCTTTGATGCGAACGTCGGACACTTCGATGCCAGACTCAACCAGCAAAGCACGACACTTGGATCGATCAAGCTCGGATTGCAAACCAGCGATCTGACGCTTGTAGGATTCCTCCATTCCTGGCATTTCTTCGCCACCCATCGCAGGAGCCGCAGGAGCACCTTCACCCATGGCCTCCATTGCCTTGTCGGACACAGCTAAAATCATTTTGAGCTTTTGGAGCTTTGCAGGAGTATCCAAGGTGTCGTCATCGAGCACCTTCATCATCGCAGCCTTGAACGCATTCTTGATGCCGGTCGATGGCTCATCGTCCATCCCGTACTCTTCGGGCATTTTGCCGTAGCCTTCGGGCATTTGCTCATCATCGTCCTTGGTGTCCACTTCCATCGAACCAAGGTCAGGATACTGATCCATGGCCTCTTCCATGCACTCCTGGACTTCCATGTCGTCGAGAGTTTTTGGCATGTTCGATTCGAGGATTTGACGGATGGTTTTCTTCATTTGATCTGCTCCGATTTGGTTCTTTGTCGCACCGACTACGCTATAGACTACTTCCAACTTGCTCACCAGAAAATGGTAACGTGATTTTTTTATTCTGATGCTACAGGCTCGCTGACCTTGGCGATTGCCTTTCGAATGGTCTGCGCTTTAGCAGTCATGCGATTGCCAGCACGCATAAGCTCATAACCCTTGCTTGCTTGTCTATCGTTGCTTCCTGCACCCTGGACCATGGTGTTACCCTTGTCCTCCATCCGCATGCCCTTTTTCTGGTACCTTTCGGCCCTTCGTTCAGCTCGAGCAAAACGAGCCTTGTCAGTGAGCTTTTTGGTCTTGCTTGCCGGTTTACCAGCCCCTTTTGAAGCGATCCCCTGTTTGTGAATATCAGCCAATGCAACTCTTGCACTTCCGACGCTTATTTCGGAAAAGTCATTACCGCTTTTCGTGGTTTCTAAAGAGTCGCGATTGAACTCGCGTTTTAAGACAGAATCGATAGCCTTTTGTTCTGATGGATTAGGGTCACGACCTGCACCGGCTTTGAACGCTGCCTTTCCAGCATTTCGCATAGACCAAACGCTCGTTTCTGAGAAATCAAGCCGATCGCTGTTGCGAGTGTCGGTCGTTTCAAGACCAAGCTCTTTTTTGGCAATTGCATCTAAAACATTTTTGTTCTTAGCGAAATGCTCTTCTGCTTGCTTTCGTTGTTCGGCTGGGCTTTTTGCTTTCGCATCCGCAATCATTTGCGAGTATTTCCCACCACCACCACCGCTGCTCTTACGTTTGCACGAATTGTCAATCCCGCCACCTTTACCGGTTGGGCATCGAACCTCGAGCAGGTAATCGATATTTTCATCGCGACGTTCTATGCTTGACTCTTTAGCAATCTCATTCGTTTTTTTAGTGCGAACCTTGGACAACCTCCAGTTTGGCGTTGGATAATCTCCACGAACAACTTTGTCGTAGAAACCTGCTTGGGCTCTTAAAAACGCAGCTTGACTTGGATCGACAGAATCCCAGTGTTTCGCAGCTTTTTCGAAACTCCTAGCTGCCTTATCTCTCATCCTATTAGCTGTCCCTAAGTCCCCAATTTTTGACCATTTTTGAGCTTGTGAAATAAATTCCTCTGCTCTTTTCGTATGCACATTCGCTTTTTTTACAGCAGGATGCAATTCAGACTTTGATGGAGACTTTGCACCACCACCGCTGCTCTTACGCTTGCACGAATTGTCGATGCCTCCGCCCTTGCCAGTTGGACAACGAACTTCGAGCAGGTGGGCTATACGATCGTTTCGACGTTGAATACGGGATTCCATTTTTTGCGTTCCGTCAATTTCATTCATCGGAATAACTATTCTTCCTACCGTATACGAGCCATAAGGCTCCTTGTCATGCACAGACACGATATAGCCTGTCGGCTTTCCAGACGGGAGCATTTTCATATCGGGTCCAGCAGAAGCCTGCAATCCTGACCATCCTTCAATGCGTACAGGCACTCCCGCAAAAGCACCTGATTTTGGCACTGCTAGATCGCCTTTGAACTTACCAACTTTGCTCGGAGTTAGATTCCATTTACGCTCACGACGCTGTATGTCCTCAACGCTAGTTTCCAAACGCCCTTGCTTTGCCAGTTCATTTATAAATTCTGCGTCGTTTTTAGATATCTTATATTTAGACGCATCTGCAGAACTGATTCCAGTAAAACCTTTTGAAGTGGTCGGCTTAGATGATACACCCTTGCCTGAACTCTTGCGCTTGCATGAATTATCAATCCCGCCGCCTTTACCGGTAGGGCATCGAACCTCAAGCAATTTCATGCGACTGGCCTTTCGTTGCATCCTCGCTTCAATTGCAGACACATTGGACGCAGCAGGCTGATAGCTTTCGAAAAGCCCGTCATTGGTCGCAGGGTCGGCAACAACGTCAACGGATCGAATCTCAAACAACTCGACCACGCGACGCTCGCCATCGATCACCTGCTCATCTCCACCTGCGTCATGCGACAAACCGAACGTTTCAGGGAAACGCTGCGCAGCCTCGACCAATTGCGGTGTCATCGGGTGATTCTTGAGATAGTGCAGGTCAGCGTAGATCGAGCCTTCAAGATATCGCACATTTCTCAGAACGCCCCAGCGATCCTGGATCGGTCGCTCGGTGTGAACCCTAGCGTTTGGTTCGTTGCGAATGTGGTTCAAATTGACCGTTACACCTTCGTACATCGGGACAGCCCGACGTATTGCATTGTCCTCATAGACGCGACCATTCCGCGACTTAGGACCAAGCACCTTCACGCCGTAGATCACCCCGGACTCGGTGTCGATACGATCAAACCCGCTTTGTGATTCTCGTAAAAATTTACTCATGGAAAAATACTACCGAATTACTGCGCACCCAGGAAATAGATCAGGTAGCACCGGCATCGAGGGTGAGCCGGTGGACCCATCGCGAACTCATCAGCCCATTGGCTCGACGGTTGATTGTGCAACGGACCACACACAGGACAGACTCGCTCGTCGCGCTTGGTGATCCACAACGCATCAACGCCGACACCCAACTCACGCATTTGGTCGACAACCGTTCGCTCGCCTAAGGTTACCGCGTTGGTGGTCTCCGTTATGGCAACGTTGCCAGCCCTGGAGTCAGGAAACAAACGCTCGCGAGCCCAATCCTCGAATGGTTGGTCCTCGTTCCATTCGTCATACCAGGACTTGTTCGTTTCGGTCATTTGATCGGCTAAATCATCGACCTGCTTCTCAGCACCCTTCGTAGCTCGCTTGTCCAGGTCGTCGTAGATCGGACCTTTGCCTTCCGGTGCATCTCCGAGGACAGAACCACGATCGTCATCGCCGAACAGAATCAACAGAATGATGATGACGCGACGCTGGATTTCCTCGAGTATTGGACCAACGTACTTTTTCAAAGCGTCTTTGATCGCAGCATTCACAGCCACAATCCCTCCAGCAGCAACAGCCATGGCAGCGTCGAATACCTCGCGCATGGCCTCGGTCATTTGCTCCTCGTAGGACATTCGCTCCTTGAACTCAGGCATTACGGGTAATCCTTCCAACGTTCCATCATTGCCTTTTGACGACCCGACAACGCCACGCTTTCACGAACCTGGATAGATTCGCGTTTTTCCACTTCGGATCCAACCGGAATCCCGATAAGCAACATTGCGAATTCTTGGAACACAAGCCTGCCACCTTCTTGCCACTGCTCGTCGAGGATGCCTGAAGTGCTTGCTAGTCGGTTCAATTCAACAATTTTGTCGAAGAACATCAAAAAAAACGTACGCATCCGTTCCTTCGGATCCTCGGAGGGAAACGGGAATATTTCAGCCAAATACGCGTCAATCGCCCCAGGCTTGTTCCAAATATCCACCGGATCATAATCTTGAGATCCAGATAAAAACAAATCTGACAATTTGCCGATCATTTGCAGGATCCATTCGGCACGCTTATTAGGATCATCTTTAGTGCTTGACAGATAAAAAAGAAATTCATCCACCGCTGTTCGAAGTATTCCGCAGACGGATTCGTAATTCCCAAGGTTTTGTTTTTGTTTCATCGAGTTACCCATACCTATTAAACGCCACCGGTCGGCAATGCTAACACATAAATCTGCTCTTTTCCGTCAGGTCCAACGGGTACGTATTTGGTAACAACGTATCGCTGACCAGCGCCCATGGTTACCTCATGTTCGCTCGGGACTGCAGAGAAATGTTCTGCTGGCAAACCTTTTACGCCTTTTCCGACTGTGATGTACATGTGGGTTTTACGACTCGTCATTGCCTTACCAGTCGACGTCGAATGAATCGTGTCGGAGTAGATTACCTGACCGGGAACCAATTGCTTCCCAGGCTCTGGAGTGTAATTGTAGTTTCTTCGCAAAAGCATTCCTTCAGGGAGATCTATGCTGTATTCAGCTACGGCTTTTGCAGCATTTTTTGCTTTTGCAGATGTTGGTTTTCCTTCAGTCGAAACCATATCATCATTGATAAAACTCGAATAACTTCCAGTAAAATCGCGTATCGCATTTCTTACAGCAACAGGTGCTTTAGACCACGACGCTTTGCCTTTGGCCATCAAAGCATGGCGAACGTCTGGAGCATCCATCGAAATACCATCAACATGAGGAACCGGAATGTTTTCGTGAGTTATGTTCCACCAGCCGACTTTCTTAACTACTGTAGTCGACTGCGTCAAACTTTTTGCAGCAGAAAAAAAATCCGTTCCATATTTAGCTTTGAACTCAGCAGCAGCTTTTTCAGACGCAACCTTAGCCTCCGCAGCAGCCTTTTCAGCCTCAGCCTTCTGTTTTTTGAATGCTGCTTTTTTCTGCGGTATCTGATCCATTTCAGCAAGGATCTTCTTTTTGAACTCGCCGATTTTGGTCGCGTCCGGAACGTCGATCGCCTCGATTTCAGCCTTGTTGCCTTCCCGAGCAAATGCCAGAATCTTCTCCGCGTGTGTTTGATTCAACACAGCCTTAGAGCCCTGGAACGCAGGTGGCTGCGAGAATAGAGCCTTTGGTACTTTACCGCTGTCGGTCTGAAGCATCGCTTCAGCAGACGCAACAGACGCTGTAGCAGCCTTCTCCGCAGCCTTGGCAGCAGCAAAGTCTGTAGC